AACATCTAAATCTAAAGTAATAGATTCCTTAAAGGATGAGATTGTAGATGTCGCCACAAAGATTCTAGCTAAGTCTGCACCACGAGCTAGTCAGAAGCTTGTCGAGATATTGGAAAGTGATGACCCAATACCACAAGTCAATGCTAAACTCCAAGCAGCCCAGACCTTGTTAGACAGAGTGGGTGTTGCTAAAAGAGATAAGGTGGATGTTAATCATACAGTATCGTCAGGTATATTTATCATACCACAAAAAGAAGAATTAATAGATGTAACAGCAGAAGAGGTAACAGATGAGAAGGAATAGTTCTACAATACCTTTTGGTTATAGATTAGGAGATGATGAAAAGACTTTAGTTCCAGTAGCTAAAGAAATAGAATCATTAAAAGAAATGAAGGATGGTGTTAAGTCAGGTGCTTTTAGTTTAAGAGGAGCAGTTGATATATTAGAACATCAAACAGGTCGTAAGTTATCTGCTATGGGTTTAAAGAAAATCATAGACAAAGATACACCAGAACCTATTAAAGAACAACCAAAAGGTTTACTATCTAGAGATGACAAAGAGACAGTATAATTATAGCTATGAACAGAAAGCTAAGATAGCTTCTAGGAAAGCAGTTAAAGAAAAAGAAAAAGAAATCGCAAAACTAAAAAAGAACTTGGAGAATAAAACGAGAAGACTCCGAGATAAGAAAGAAGCATTAAAGGTAGTACAGAATGGCGAAACGAATAAAGAAACGAAGAAAGGTATGGTTATCGAAGAAGACAAAATTGATAAGCTACCTAACTCTGTTAAGGAACTCCTTAAAGAAGAAAAGGAACGAATAGCTTTTAAACCTAACGATGGTCCACAGACACAATTTTTAGCAGCACCAGAACAAGATGTATTGTATGGTGGTGCAGCAGGTGGAGGTAAGTCATATGCTATGTTAGTTGACCCTCTACGATTTATGCACATCAAAGAACATAGAGCATTACTATTAAGAAAGTCAATGCCAGAACTCAGAGAATTAATAGACAAATCTAGAGAGTTGTACCCTAAAGCATTCCAAGGTGCAAAGTTTAGAGAAGTTGAAAAGATTTGGAAATTTCCTTCAGGAGCTTCATTGGAGTTTGGTTACCTTGATAGAGATGCTGATGTATATAGATACCAAGGTCAATCGTACACCTGGATAGGGATTGACGAGCTAACACAGTATCCTACAGAATTCCCACTTCAATATTTGCAATCACGATTGAGAACAACTAATAACGCAATACAATGCTACATTCGGTGTACTGCAAACCCAGGAGGAGTGGGAGGTAACTGGGTCAAAAAAAGGTATCTAGACCCAGCACCACCAAATGAATCTTTTANTGGTACAGATAAAATAACTAGAAAGTTTATTCCAGCTAGTCTAAGTGATAACCCTTATTTAAATGATGATGGTAAATATGAACAGATGCTTCAATCATTACCACCAACACAAAGAAGACAATTACTAGAAGGGAACTGGGATGTTTCCGAAGGAGCTGCGTTTACAGAATTTGAATATGATAAACATACAATAGCTCCATATGAATTACCAAAGCATTGGACTAGAGTTAAAGGAATTGACTATGGTTATGCAGCAGAGTCAGCAGTTGTTTGGGGAGCAATAGACCCAACTGATGAAACATTAATTATTTATAGAGAGCTATATCAAAAAGGATTAACAGGAGAAGAGTTAGCTAAAAGAATTTTTCAATTTGAAAAAGAAGATAAACTATCTGTTGCTGGTGTTTTAGATACAGCAGCATGGGCAAGGACTGGTACAACTGGTCCAACTGTCGGAGAAGTACTAACAAGAGCAGGACATAAGCTTAGAAGAGCAGACAAGAATAGAATTCAGGGCAAGATACAAATACACGAAAGATTAAAATTAAACGACAAAGGTCGACCAAAGCTTCAGATATTTCGTACTTGCCCAAACATTATTAGAGAATTACAATCAATACCGATTGATAAAACTAAACCAGAAGATGTAGATACTAAAGCATCAGACCATGCTTATGATGCACTTAGATATTTAATTATGTCTAGACCAAGAAGTATTACAGCTTATGAAAATATGCAACAACATAAAAGATGGATACCATCTGACCCAACCTTTGGATACTAATGCCTTTATATACATTTAAAAATTTACAAACTAATGAGCAATATGATGAAGTAATGTCATATGAAGATTTACAAGAATATTTAAAACAAGACCATATTGAACAAGTATTTAAAATAAATATCTATAGATACTCTGATAACAATGGTATTAAAGACCAAGAGACAGCTTGGCTACGAGACCCTAAAGTAGAAGGTAATGGAAAATTTGAACCTTATGGTAAAGTTAAAGCAGCAGAACGAGACCATAATCATAAGGTTATGAAAAGAAAAAAACACTTTGGGGAGATTAAATGACAAAAAAGAAAATAAGATTAAATACTAGAGCCACTAGAGAAATAGATAAATATCCTATGGTTGCTGTATACTGGCTCGATATTTGCTCGGACAGCTCGTGGCAATCTATGGAAGGATGCAAGAAAGCAAAGCTACCAACTTGTGTAACACATGGTCATTTACTTACACAAACTAAAGGAGTTACAAGAATATTTGGAGATTATTCATTATCAGATACTGAAGATGGTAAGATTGATGAGATAGGTAATACAACTATAATCCCTAATAGTGTTATAGTTGATATTAAGAAAATAGTTGACAAGGGCAGAAAATAAGTGTATTATTATAGTTATCTACAAATAGTATAACAAAATAGGAATTGTATGGCAGTTGATGAAACGATGGATTCTTCTATGCAAGAAGAAGAAAAATTAGAAGAGTTAGCACCTTTAGTAATTGATATCAATTCTAAATTTAGTCAATGCTCTGATAAGAGAGGTGATGATGAAGATAGGTGGTTACAAGCTTATCATAATTATCGTGGCAAGTATTATAAAAATATTCATTTTACTGAACATGAAAAGTCAAGAGTATTTGTTAAAGTTACTAAGACAAAAGTTTTAGCAGCTTATGGACAAATTATAGATGTACTATTTGGAACAGGAAAATTTCCATTAACAATTGAAGAGACAGTTGTACCTGAAGGCATAGATAAATATGCACACATGAATCCTATGAAAGAGGAAATGGGTGTTGACCAAATCGAACCACAGATAGAAGGTAACTTAGATTATAGTCCTAGTGAACCTCCTATGGAAAATGGTGGATTAGGTTATCCAGGTGATGGAAATACTTTACCACCAGGAGCAACCTTTGATAGTTTAGGTGGTGTTAATTTAGGTGGACTACAAGAAGAATTTGAAGAAGCAGATTTATCTTCAGGACCAGCTCCAGTTCCTGAAATGCCACAAATCAAACCTGCACAAATTGCAGCAAGAAGATTACATAAATTAATTGAAGACCAATTAGATGAAACAGATGCTAATGTTGCATTAAGAAGTGCAATCTTTGAATCTTGTTTATTAGGTACAGGAATTATAAAAGGACCTTTTACTTATAATAAAACTTTACATAAGTATACTGATAGTGGTAATGGTAGACAATATCAAGCTGAATCAGTTAAAGTTCCTAAAGTAGAATTTGTTAGCATATGGGATTTCTATCCAGACCCTAATGCTAGAACTATGGAAGAAGCAGAATATGTTATTCAAAGACATAGATTAAATAGACATCAGTTTAAAGATTTATTAAACAGACCTTTCTTTAATAAAGAAAATATTTATAAATGTTTAGAGATGGGTCCAAAGTATGATAAGAAAAGTTGGGAAACATCTATTGATGCAGAGAATAATTCTTTTGGTGATTTAGAAAAAAATAGATATGAAGTATTAGAATACTGGGGAACTATAGATGCATTAGCTGCTAGAGAAAATGGTTTAGAGATTGATGAAGAAGTAGAAGACTTTGAAGAAGTACAAGTTAACATATGGGTTTCTAATGGTAAGATAATTAGAATTGTAGAAAATCCTTTTACTCCATTTAGATTACCTTATCAATCTTTTTCATATGAAACAAATCCATATCAGTTTTTTGGAATAGGTGTTCCAGAAAATATGGATGATGCACAATCTATTATGAATGGTCATGCAAGAATGGCTATTGATAATTTAGCATTAGCAGGTAACTTAGTTTTTGATATTGATGAATCAGCATTGGTTCAAAATCAAAACATGGAAGTATACCCAGGAAAAATTTTTAAAAGACAAGCTGGAGTTCCAGGTCAAGCAATTTATGGAATTAAGTTTCCTAATACTGCAAATGAAAATATGCAGATGTTTGATAAGTTCAGACAACTTGCAGACGAATCAACAGGGATACCTTCTTACTCACATGGTCAAACAGGAGTAACAGGTATGACTAGAACAGCATCAGGTATGTCAATGCTTATGGGTGCTGCATCTTTAAATATTAAAACAGTCATTAAGAATATTGATGACAGCTTAATTAAACCTTTAGGTGAAGCAATGTTCCAATGGAATATGCAATTCTATGAAGGTGATTTACCAATCATAGGTGATTTAGAAATTAAAGCAACAGGTAGTTCTTCTTTAATGAGAAAAGAAGTTAGGTCTCAAAGATTAACTATGTTCTTACAAACAATTCAAAATCCATCTATTGCTCCATTCGTTAGAATATCAGAGGTAATAAAAGAGTTAGCATACTCTCTAGATTTAGACCCTGATGAAATAATTAATTCTAAAGATGAAGCAGAAATTTATGCTAAAATTATAGGATATCAAAATGCTCAACAAGGAACTAGCCAAGAAGCTCCTATCCCTGGTCAACAGCCAGGAATGGAAACACCTGGAGGAGTACCTGGACAAGGTGCAGAACCAAACAACGCAGGAAATGGCGAGGGGATTGACCCAACAAACAATCCAGCAATGCCAGGGGAGATGGCTTTTTCTGGACAGGTTGAAGAACCTGCCTAATCAAGTTAGAGAAATACTAAAAGATAGTGTTGACTAATTAGTTTTAAATTGTTATAATAAACAAACGAGGATAAAAAATATGCACTACAAGAATGCTAAATATAAAAAACCAGTCAATATGGCTACAGGTGGACTTATGTCTCAACCTCCATATATTGCTAAACAGGATGAAGAAAAAGATGAAGGTATTACTCCTTATGATGTTAACACTCCTGAATCTGCAAGACAAGGTATGCCTTCTAGATTACTAAGTAAATCAAGAACAAGATTTAGTAGAGGTGATGTTGCTTTATTAAAAAGAGTAGACCCTAATGATTTTCCAGATGATGATGATAGAAATCCAGATGATGGTTATCCATTACCAGGAGATTCTAAATTAGCAAAAGATTCTGTTAAAGACCAATTAATTCAAAAACAAATTAATAAATTAGAAGCTCAAAAAGAAATTCTTGAACCAAGTGAACATAAAAATATAGATACTCAAATTCAAAAATTAGAATCTATGAAAAGTAAAGTTAAAGCAGCAACTGGTGGCTATATGGATGGAAATCAAATAGCAGAAGAAACACCACTAGCTTTAAATATTGGTGGTGCAGTTGGAAGAAGAGATGAAAGAAAAGATTATCAAGCATATGCCGAAGGTGATATGGTAGAAGATGAATCTTTACTAGCACCTATGGGTATGGAAGAAGAAGATGCAATAGCAGAAACTGATATGGAAATGGAAGCTGAAGATAATATGGATTATGATTCAGTATTAGATACATCAGCATTATCAGAAGAAGAAGAAAATTTATTGGATGAAGCAGTTGAGATGCATCCAGAACTAGAATCAATTATCCCAAAGATAGTTGCAACAGAATTTACAGAAGATGAATTAGTAGAAGGACCAGGAGATGGAACTTCAGATTCAATTCCAGCACTTTTATCAGATGGAGAATTTGTATTTACAGCCAAAGCAGTTAAGAATATTGGTGTAGACAAATTAAGAAAGATGATGAAACAAGCAGAAGAAGATTATGATGCTGGACAAGTAAGTCAAGAAGAAAATGCTACCATGATGGCAGATGATTCTTTATTGGCATAACAGAATTTTTAGAGTGGTACTCTAAGAATAAACAAGCTACCTTCTAGAAATAGAAGCCCTTGTAGTTTTGTTTTCAATCAATAACCAAATTTTAGCTACCTTCACAGTTAAAGAAGCCCTAAAGGAGGACATATGAAAGAAGACGAAGGACAAACTAAGGAAGTCAAAGCGAATCCTTATAACAGGAATAAAACATGGCATACAGAAGATGTAATGCCTACAAATTTTGTTTCTGCAGATAGTGGACCAGCAGATGCCAACACCGACCCTAGAGGTTTAGTTAGAGAAGCTACTGATAGTAATATCAACCCTGATACTAACCAAACATTAGATTCGGCTACTTCGGATAAGTCTTTACAAGAATCAGCACTTAATGTTGCTGATACTAAAGCTTATACAAAAGTTGACTATAAAAAAAGATATGACGACCTAAAACGATATTATGATAGGAAGTTAGGAGAGTGGAATTCTAAAGAAGGAGACCTTAAAGCACAGCTTCAAGCAAACCGACCTAAGTACACACCACCTAAATCTGAAGAAGAATTAAAAGTCTTTAAAGAAGAATATCCTGACATATATGGAGTTGTGGAAACTGTATCTCACTTGCAATCTCGTAATGAGATGACAAGTTTACAAGAAGAAGTTGAAGCTCTTAAAAAAAAGAATGATGCTTTGGCAGCTCGTGAAGCTCAATTAGAGTTATCGAAATTTCATCCAGACTTTAATGAAATTAAAGAATCAGATGATTTTCATGCTTGGGCAGATGAACAGCCAATGGAAATTAAATCTTGGATTTATGAGAACAACAACAATGGTAAACTTGCAGCAAGAGCAGTCGACCTGTATAAAAAAGACCGAGGACTTGTATTAGATAAAAAAACTACTACTGAAAATAAGCAACCTAAAGCAGGTGCTGATTTGCTAGTTAAAACTAGAGAACAAATTGGACAACCTACTGGACAGAAGCCAATTTTCAAAACCTCAGATATTCAAAAGATGTCTGTTGAAGAGTTTGAAAGATATGAAAAAGATATCATGACAGCTCAAGCAGAAGGTAGAGTTATTAAAGATTAACTTTATTTTCTTTTTTATCAACAAGTAAACAACAAAAAAGGAATATATTATGGCACACTTTGCAGGAAGTTCTACTACTAACTTTGGTGGACAGAACCCTTCAGGAACACAAGCGAATACATTTTGGGTTCCAGAAATATATAGTAAAAAAGTATGGATGGCTTTAAGAAAAGCATCTACAGTCGAAGCAGTCTGTAACACAGACTACATGGGCGAAATCAAATCATTCGGTGATACAGTAAATATCGTGAAAGAACCACAAATGTCTGTGGCAGCTTACACTAGAGGTACAGCTACTTCTAATACTGCGATTACTGACCATGAATTAGTGTTAACTATTGACAAAGCTAATTACTTTAGTTTTGCAATCGATTCTTTAGAGAAAAGATTTGGTCACATTAATTTTTCTGATATCGCTTCTAACAACGCAGCTTACAAGCTAAAAGATACAATGGATGCAGAAGTATTAGAGCATATGTATACTGAGTCTATCGGTTCAGGTTCAGCAGCAGATTCTCTTACTCCTATTGCAACAGCAAATGGTGTAGCAGCATCTCAAACTATCTTTGGTAAAGTTGCAACTCCGATTGATATTGGACACGCATCAGGTGAAGTTGACCCTCTAAACTTTATGAGTTCATGCTCACAAGTTATGGATGAAAAAGATAACCCTGAAGAAAACAGATGGTTCGTAGCAGCTCCTAAGTTCTACAATACATTAGCTGATACATCATCTAAACTTCTATCAATTGACTACAATGCAGGTAAAGGTTCATTAAGAAATGGTCTTGTTGCATCTGGTCTAGTTAGAGGTTTCGCTATGTACAAATCTAACAACTTGAAAACACAACAAGTTGGTGGTGGTTCTGGACCTACTGAAGCAGTAGTTCAGTTCGGTCACATGAGAAGTACTTCTTGTGCGAATGCAATGAACACAGTTGAGTCTTTCAGAAGTCCAACTACATTTGCTGACCAAGTAAGAGGTCTTCATGTATATGGAAGAAAAGTTCTTGAGAAATTATCAGTTGGTGCTGGTATTATCAAAATAGACTAATCAATAATCAAATGTTAGGGGGAGCAATCCCCCTTGCATTATTTTAATAAAAGGAAATTATAATGGATATAAGAGAACATATACCACATTTTGTAAAAGAACATAAAAAAGCAATAGCAGTAGCTGTTGTTGTTTTAGTTATTGCAATAATATTATAAGGAATTTTATGGGATTAATGTCATCTCCTGCTTGGACTAGGAAAGAAGGCAAAAATCCTAAAGGTGGTCTAAATAAAAAAGGTAGAGCATCTTATAATAAGGGTAAAACAAAAACTGGTAAGAAAAGAAATCTTAAAGCTCCTAGTAAAGTTGTAGGAAATAAAAGAAGAAAAAGTTTTTGTGCAAGAATGAAAGGAATGAAAAAGAAATTGACTTCCAAAAAAACTGCAAGAGACCCTAATTCAAGAATTAACAAATCATTAAGGGCATGGAACTGTTAAATGGCAAAAACATATAAATCAATAGTAAACGAATTATTAGTAGAATTAAATGAACCAGAAGTTTCAACAGTAGCTACAGGAGTTGGAATACAAAAACAAGTAGCTAATGTAGTTAATAGAGCTTACTTTGATATAGTCGATGCTGTTGATGATTGGTCATGGTTAAGTACAGATGTACCTGATGACCCTTATTATGGAAATACAATTGTACCAACAGTTGTTGGACAAAGATGGTATTTATTAAAAGCTGGTTCTGCAAATATAGATTCAGATTTTGATTCAGTAAACTGGGATATGTTTACTTTAGTAGATACTAACTCACCTTACACAAACAATAAATTACCTTTTACAACTTTAACAACATGGAGAAGTAACTATGCTTCTTCAGAAGAACAGAATGCAAGAACTAATAATTATGCAACTCCAGTAAGAGTAATAAGAAGTTCAGATGGTAGAAGATTTGGATTATCTCCAATACCTGATAAAGTTTATAATATACATTTCTTTGCATACAATAGACCTACTGCTTTATCAGCAGATGGTGATACAGTATTATTTCCAGAACAATACAAACCAGTTTTACTAGCAAGAGCTAGATATTATTTATATCAATTTAAAGATAACATTGCTCAATCACAATTAGCTTTAGATGAATATAAAAAAGGATTACAAAATATGGCTGATAATTTAAATTCACCTCAGCCACAATATATGTCAGATGTAAGGTTTACTTACTTACTACCATAGGATAAAAAATTATGCCAACACAAGGAGCTTCTATTACAGTTGCAGGAGGATTAGATTTAGTATCAAGTTCTCATGCATTATTTAGAACACCTGGTGCAGCAACTATATTAGAAAACTTTGAATCATCTACAACAGGTGGTTATAGAAGAATTAATGGTTATACTAAATGGGGTGGTGCAAATGCAACATCTCCTTCAGGAACTCCTGCAGATACTATTACAGGTTTAGTAGCTTATGCAGGTGGAGTAGTAGCTTGTCAAGCTGGAGATATTTACTGGTCTAATGATGGTATTACTTGGTTACAAATTAATAAAAATACTTATGTAGCTAAAACAGGAACAGTAGCAGTTACTGCTGGTTCAGCTACAGTAACAGGAACTGGTACATCATTTACAACTGAGTTTGCTACTAATGATAGAATACAAATTAATAGTATTAACTATAGAGTATTATCTGTTACAAGTGATACAGTATTAACTTTAGATTATAATGTTGCAGCAAGTGCAAGTGGACAAGCTGTTAAAAAAAGTGGAGTATTAGCAGCAGCTTTATCTGGTGCATCTACTATAACAAGAACTAATCAAACTAATAATCAATTTGATTTNTATGAATCAGAAGGTGCTTATGGTACTTTGTATATTACTGATGGTACTAATAAAGTAGCAGAGTTTCAAATAACAGTTTCAGGTGGAGTCAATACTTATTACTTTGAAGAATTAACAAGAGCAGCTCCAACTAATCCTAAAGTATGTGCTATATTTTCAGAAAGATTAATAGTAGCAGGGCAAACAGCTTCAACAAGTACAGTAGCTTATAGTACTAGATTAAAGCCATATGACTTTGAAGGAGCTTCAGCAGGTGAAATAGATGTTGGAGATACTATTGTAGGTATAAAAGTCTTTAGAAATAGCTTAATTATATTCTGTAAAAATAGTATCTTTGAGTTGACAAGTCTTGATTCTACCCCTATACTTAAGTCTATAACCAAAAATATAGGTTGTGTAAATGGTAATTCAATTCAGGAGATAGGTGGAGATTTAATCTTCTTAGCACCTGATGGATTAAGAACAGTTGCTGGTACAGCTAGAATTGATGATGTTGAAATTGGTTCTATTAGTAGAAAAATATTACCTTTAATAAATAATCTACTATCTAATATTCAACAATATACTATTTCTAGTATGGTAATTAGAGAAAGAAGTCAGTACAGATTATTTTACCATAAGTCAGGACAAGGACAGTCAGGACAATTAGGAATTATAGGAACTTTTAAATTTGATGCAAATGGAGTTCCTGCTTTTGAATGGAGTGAATCAAAAGGTATGGATGTAAAATTCTGTACTTCAGAATTAAATCCTCAAAACGAAGAAGTAAAATTTAGTGCAAATGAAACTGGTTACATCTATGAACTAGATAAAGGTAATGACTTTGAAGGTAATAATATAGATGCTAAGTTTCAAACACCAGATATGGATTATGGTGACAATGGTTTAAGAAAAAGTTTGTATGCAGTTAAAGCAAACATTAAACCAGAAGGAACTCAACCTGATTTAAAAATGAGAATTAGATATGATTTTGAATCTACAGATGTACCTCAACCTGGTGCAGTTAATGTAGGTTCTTTAGCTGCTACTTCTTTATTTGGAAATGCAGTCTATGGAACAGCTACTTATGGTGCAGTAACATTACCAAGTAAAAGAATGATTGTAACAGGAAGTGGTTTTTCAAATAATTTTAGATTTTTTAGTAATGATAAAAATGCTGCATATGCAGTTAATGGTTTATTCATTTCATTTATAGCAGGAGGAAGAAGATAATATGGCAGGATATGTACGACAGAGTTCAGCAGAAATAGCAGATACACTTACAATTAATGCAGTAGATTTAAATAATGAATTTGATGCTTTAGTATCTGCATTTAATAATGGTTCAGGAAATGTTGCAGGACACAAACATGATGGTACTGCAGCTAATGGTCCAGTAATTGCATTGATTGGTGACTCAGGTGTTGCAACTCCTTTAAACAAAATTCTTATAGATAGTACTAATCATCATTTAGAATTTAATGTTAATGTAAGTGGTAGTTCAGTAGAACAACTTAAAATACAAGATGGTAAAATTGTACCTACTACTACTAATGATATTGATTTAGGTACTTCAACTTTACAATTTAAAGATGCTTACTTTGATGGTAATGTAACTTTAGATGGTTTAGTAATTGGAAGTGCTACAGCTATAACAGATGTTGATACAGATTTATCATCTGTTTCAGGAAGTGATAATACAGTAGCTTCAGCTAAAGCAATTAAAACTTATGTTGATGCACAAGTAGGTGGTTCAGATTTAGATTTTTCTGGTGATAGTGGTGGTTCTCAATCAATTGATTTAGATTCACAATCATTATCATTAACTGGTGGAACTGGTATTAATACTACAGGTTCTGCACAAACAATGACTTTTGCAATTGATACAGGAGTTGTTGTTGATAAAACTACAGCACAAACTTTAACAAATAAAACTTTAACTACTCCAACTATTGCTTCAATTACAAATGGTGGAACAGTTACAATTCCTTCTGGAGCAGATACTTTAGTTGCAAGAACTTCTACAGATACTCTTGAAAATAAAACTTTAAGTACTCCAACTTTAACAAGCCCAGTTATTAATACAGCAATTAGTGGTACAGCATTTAAAGATGAAGATAATATGTCATCTAATTCTGCTACAGCAGTTGCTTCACAACAATCAATTAAAGCATATGTTGATACTCAAGTAGCTACAGTACCTACTGGAGATATTACTGCAGTTGTTGCAGGTACAGGTTTATCTGGTGGTGGTACATCTGGTTCAGTAACTTTAAATGCAGAAGTTTCAGCAGCAAGTACAAATACATTTACAAATAAAACTATAGATGCAGATGGTACTGGTAATAATATTACTAATATTGAAAATGCAAATATTAAATCAGCAGCAGCTATTGATGCAACTAAAATTGCAGATGGTTCTGTTACAAGTGCAGAGTTTCAATATATTAATTCTTTATCAAGTAATGCTCAAGACCAAATAGATTTAAAAGCTCCTTTAGCTTCTCCAGCTTTAACTGGAAACCCTACAGCTCCTACTCAATCAGCAGGAGATAACTCAACTAAACTTGCAACTACAGCTTATGTAGATAATTCTCAAGCTGCTAGAGACCAATTAAGTGAAATGACAGATGTTACACTTTCTGGTTTAGCAGATGCTAATTATTTTATATATGATAACTCAGCAAGTAAATGGAAAAACAAAGCTATAAGTGGTGCAATAACTTCTAATAAAGAAGGTGTTACAACATTAGCTTCAGGAATTGATGCTACTAAAATAGCTGATGGGTCAGTAACAAGTACAGAATTTCAATATATTAATAGTTTATCATCTAATGCTCAAACTCAATTAGATGCTAAACAAGCTACTATTGATTCATCTAATAGATTAAATGCTAATCTAATACATGATGGTTCAGTAGATAATACAGAATTTGGATATTTGAATGGTGTGACAAGTGCTATTCAAACTCAAATAGACACAAAAGCTGGTGCAGGTTTTGCTGTGGCAATGGCAATTGCACTCTAGTTTGTGTTGACAATAAGATAAAAAAATGTTATAATTAGGATAATTCTATGGCACAAGATTTTGAAAGAACACTAAAAGAAAACATATCAAATAACTCAGGGTCTCCTACAGTATTGAGAGCAGCAGCTAATTCTGATGATGCAATCATTGGTATTAGATGTGCGAATACTGCAGGTACTTCAGTTAATATTTCTGTTTATGTAAAAAATGGAAGTGACACTTATTTTATTATTAAAGATGCACCTATCCCTACAGGTGGTTCTTTAGAATTAATTGATGGTGGCTCTAAAGTTGTATTACAAACTGGAGATTCAGTTGAAGCTTATGCTTCTGCTGCAAACTCTGTTGATATAATTACAAGTGTTGTAGATACTATCTCAGCATAATAAGGAAATAATATACTATGGCATATGTGGGAAGAACACCTGCTAACGCAGCAATAACAGCAGCAGATTTAGATAATGGTATTGTTACAGAACCAAAACTAGCTACTGATGCTGTAACTAATGTTAAAACAGAATTTACACCTGGATTAGTAATTAAAGGTGATGGTTCTAGTGCTGATGGTAAACTTACTTTAAACTGTTCTCAAAATAGTCATGGAGTTTCTA